TTAGTCAACGCATTCCTCACCGCCTAAGTTGCAAGCGACTATAGACGGTGTACCCTGCGCACAAATTTTATGGAATCAGGACATTACCAATGATAAACGGGTCGGAACCGTTGTCAGAGACATTGGCGTTATGGTTTTGGCAACCGGCATCATATTTGTGATGCAGCGGGCAATGAACTAAATTGGGAAAATGTAAGGCAGGCTCATTTCGGGCCTGCTTGTTTTTTAGGTGAAATATGATTACAACAAAGAAGATTGACCCACGGCCATATCAGCAGAAAGCTGCTGCTGCGATTCACAGAGAGTGGGATGCCGGGAATAAGAAAACACTGGTTGTGATGCCGACCGGAACCGGCAAGACTATCGTGTTTGCAAGCATCGTGAACGACCAGGTGGCAGAGGGCGAACATGTTTTGATTCTTGCGCACCGGGAAGAACTTTTACAGCAGGCAAGCGATAAGCTCAAGATGGTGACGGGACTTGAGACTGCATTGGAGAAGGCTCAAAACTCGGCGCTCGATTCTGACAAGATGGTCGTGGTTGCCAGTGTTCAGACTCTCTCTAAGCAGAATCGGTTAATGAAGTATCCGCGTGATTATTTCGGGACTATCATCATTGATGAAGCGCATCACACGGCAGCCAAAACTTACAAGGGGATTCTCGAGCATTTCATCGATGCCAAAGTGTTGGGCGTGACCGCAACACCCGACCGAAGCGACATGAAATCCCTATCTGATATCTTTGATAGTCTTGCATTTGAATATAAGCTTCCGGATGCAATTCGGGAAGGTTATCTCTGCAAAATCAACACGAAGACAATTCCGGTCGAGGTAGACATCAGCAAGGTCCATATCAATGCCGGTGATTTCAGTGCGCAGGACCTGGGCAATGTCCTTGACCTGTATCTGGACACGATTGCGGATGCCATTGTACGAGAATGCCAGAACCGAAAGACTGTCATCTTTACGCCGCTGGTACGAATCAGTAAAAGACTATGCAATATCCTCAATAAGCGGAACTTCAAGACTGCAGAAGTCAATGGCGCGTCTGCGGACCGCGAGGACGTTCTGAAAGGATTCGACAACGGCGAGTACAAGGCGCTCACGAACGCGATGCTTCTGACGGAAGGCTGGGATTGCCCGACCGTTGACTGTATCATCTGCTTGCGTCCTACCAAGAGTCGTAGCCTGTATGCGCAGATTGTGGGACGCGGAACACGTCTGTGTGAAGGGAAAAAGAACCTTCTTGTCCTGGATTTCCTGTGGCTGACAAAGAAACATAGTCTTTGCCATCCTGCTGATATTTTCTGTGAAGACCAGGAAGTGGCACAAAAAACCACCGATATGCTGGCGGATGCGGCACTCACCGGTTCGAATAGCCAGGAAAATTTCGGGAGTCCTGAATTGGGGCTGATTGAGGCAATCGAGGAAGCACAGACTGAGCTGGACGAAGAAAAGCGAAAAGCGCTGTGTGAGCTCGAAAAGCAGGATACGATTCAGCGCAAACTCCAGGCGCAACGTCAAAAGCCGAGAGGATTGGTTGACCCTCTGCAGTATATCTTCAGCATCGAAGCGCCGGAACTCAACGACTATCAGCCGATGTTTGAGAGTGAGAGGCAGGAGCCTTCCGATGACATCATCGATAGTATTTCGTGCTACGGCGTAAAAGGGGATGCCATCAAATCTCAGGGCCTTGCCGCTGCGATTCTCAAACGACTCATCGCTCGCAGGGCCAGCGGAATGGCTACCCCGAAACAGATTCGGTGCCTTGAGAGTTTCGGATTTGTTCATGTAGGGCGCTGGACAATGCAGTATGCAAGCAGTTTCCTGAACGTCATCAGCTCTCATGACTGGGAGCTTCCAAATGGGTTCGACGCATCTACGCTGGACCCGGAAAAGAACACAGTGGACGACCTCGCCAAGCTGTACCCGGATTACAAGGAGGATGAGACGAAGAAAACTCCGCGTGGGGATTCTTTCATCTGCTGCTACTACGATGCAAGCTACAATTTAGCACGCAAGAAAGTCTGCAGCAGTGAAAAAGAGATGTTGAATCTGTATTATTCGCTTTTCAACAATTGCGAAGCAAAGTACTTCTATTATACGAAGGAAGCTGATGCCTGGATGGCAGAAAAGCAGAATCTAATTGCCAGAAAGACCGGAACACCGATTCCTGCCACGCAGGCGACAAAGACAGTGCCAACGGCACCACCTCCCTTTGTCCCGGCAGCTCCCGCCAAGAGCCACGAATATTATTGCTGCCTTGCACGCTGGGACGGGTCTTATATCGGCTATGAAACTTACAAGAGTGAGCAGGCAGCTCAGAATGCCCGAAAGCAGATTGCCCGGCGCGGTGAGACGGCAGTGTATGCCACGGTAGAGGAAGCCGAAGCGTGGGTCGAACGGCAAAAGGCAGCGAGAACCAGGAGGTAATCATATGCGTACCAATAAGACAGTAAGCCATATTTACTACGAACTCGACCATGATGTGCAGGAATATGCGAAACGGCTTTTGGCTAAAAAGATTCTGCACGCGGCACAGCAGGACAATGCCGTTCCGTTTCCTGATGAAACGGCAAAGAGAATTGCCGAGACGGCGGTGTTTCTGACCGAACGCCTCACGCTTTTGTATGAGGTCAGTTCTGGCTTTCGAGGCATTCGGTTCAGCGATTCCGGGAAACAACCCGCTGTTTATACTACCATGGTTCAGCGCAATGCTCCTTTGTACGATGAGCCGATGCTTGGGCGGGCCTACAACCTCGCCAGCTTCCTTGCCGCTGAAAGTCCCGATATCAGAGAAGTGGTTTTGATGAAGCATGGGGTTTTGGCGGCAATTTATAATGCTGCTGCGCACATGAAAGAGCGGACTCCGGAGCCGGGAAAAATCTCGGTTCAGAGCCAGCTGTTTGTGTCTACGGCAGTTGAGTTGTTTGATGGTCTTTTGAGTACAGCAGTAGAGAAAAAGAACAGCGGCAATAAAACCGCCGCATGAGATAGAGAATAGGAGATTCGTATGATTCGATTCAGAAAAGATACCCCTCGCTACTGGTTTATGAGTAACTATTATTCTTGCGAATTTGTGATGAATGGGATTCGTTACAAGAACGCCGAGGCAGCATTCCAGAGTCACAAGGTTCCGCTGGAAGAGCGCAAACAATTTTCAGACATGCCTCCGGCAACGGCTAAGCATTTTGGCCGTCATGTGGCTTTCCCTGCCAACTGGGACGAAACCCGGGACGATGTAATGCGCCGCGTGGTGATGGCTAAATTCGAACAGAATAAAGACCTCAAGCAGCGTCTCCTCGAAACGGGAACGCAGCCAATCGAGGAAGATACCACCAGTTGGCACGATAACTACTGGGGAAACTGCCATTGCCCGAAATGCCGGAACATCCCGGGTCAGAACCGGCTTGGGATTATTCTGATGGAAACGAGGGACAAGCTAAAAAAACAAACGAGTAAATAATATTTGCGAGTCATTTCCTTTTTTAAGACAAAAGGCTGCCGCCCATCACGGGTAGCAGCCTTCTTTTTTTGTTTAGTGGGTGTCGTGGCACACATGCTCGAAATCGACGAGCAGCTCATTTGCTGCCTTTTGCACACATGCTATGGCCGGTTCATCCTTGACTTTTTCAGGTAAAAGGATAAGGCACGGACGGTTAATATCAGTTGAGCTGCTATAGTGGCAGGAGAGCAACTCTTCTCCAAATTCGTGATTAAGGGCGGAGGCAAGACATTTACCGAGCAAAGCACAATCCTCATCTTTCGCCAAAAGCCTATCCGCCTCATCGTAGTTAATGCGGCCGTTATCGAGACATATACGGTCAAGAAATGCACGAACAGAAGCAGATGCGCTCATGGCATCTATAGTCTGACGATGATTCTCAAGAAAAATGCAAAATATCGGCTTTTCGATTTCATCCAAGTAAAAGCCAAGGCCGGTAATACGGGTATTGGTATCGGTTTGTGTCATAGGAAACACCTCATCCATTATGGCAGCGAATCACCTTGCCGCATTCAGAACAACTCACTGAACAACTTCGCCAAGGTCATTTGCGTATTTCGGGTCACACATCATGAAATAGTTGACGGGGCCGTACTCCAGACCGAGCTCCTGCGCGTATGCCTTGATGACTTCCAGAACGTCCTCTTTCTTGAGATTATACTTGGAATTTACAATAAATGACAAGATAATACATGAGATGACATATTTGGGCGAAGCGGTTATTTTTTGGCATTTCCTGTTCAGCAACGGAACAAGTCCCATGTGCCTTGTCTTTGTCACGGCTTTGCCATAATTTTGCCTTGTACATCCGTGCGAATTGAATATGATGGGAAATATAAGATAAATAAGTGTAAGCCGCAGAGATTATGTTTCTGCGGCTCTTTCTTTTGTGGTCCCCATGCGGATGAAAATGTCTGCGTGGGGATTTTTTAGATTATTATGGAATACTTGTATAAGCAATACAATAACGAACCCGGGAAAGCTCCGACGGGAGAAAAATATATATACGTTATTACTGAAATAGAAACAGGAAAAATGTATATAGGACAAACCAGTAATTTTCACGCTCGTATGCGTTCACATAGAACCTGCAAGTGCAACCAGCATAGCGCAATTGATAGAGCTATTCAAGAAAAAGGTGCAGACGCATTCCAATATGAGATTTTGGAGTTGTGTGCTGCTGATGACGCTGATAGCAGAGAGCGATATTGGATAGAAAAGTCCGATTCTTGCAATGAGCAAAAAGGTTTCAATACGTTTAAGGGTGGTCAAAAGAGCTTTTCAGATGAAAACTACTCTATACTTGTAGAAATGCTTCAGCAAGGAATGACATTAAAGACTGCGTGTGACGTTATAAATACATCTATTGCTTCTGCAAGGAGAGAATTGAAAAGGCGAGACACAAATTTGTCGGAAATTCGCTGCTCGGCAGCCAAACATAAATATCTGCGCCGCAAAAGTGCTCATGGAAAAGAAATCAATGTAGCTGACGTACTAAAAATGTATCAAGATGGCATGGCATCAAAAGAAATAGCAGAGCACTATGGTATGAACCTACCTGCTTTTTATCGCCGGTTAAAAGAAAACGGGTTGAGCGCCAGAGCAATTGCTCAGCCAAATTACGGAACGGCATCTGCTCTTTTCGACAAAGATAAAGCTATTGCAATGTGTAAAGACGGATATTCTGCCAGCGAGATAGGCGATGCTATGGGACTGCCGGATTACACAGTAGAGAGGCTTCTTCGAAAGTCTGGGTATTCTATATCATTGATTGCAGATGAAAAAGCAGCAGATAAAAGAAAGGAGCGAAACAAAAAAAGAAGCCAAAACGGAAACTTCAATTTTGAAATGGCTGTTGATTTTTTAAGAGAAGGTTACAAGATACAAGCGATAGCTGATTTGATGGGCATATCAGATGCTCACCTAAGAACAAAACTCAAACAAAACGGCTTTGATTTAGAAAAAACACTTCCAATTATAGTTTGTGACGAAACGGGTGAAACGTTTCTTACAATGATGGAAGCAGCAAAAGCGTACAACGTAAGCTATACATCGCTACGAAAATGTTTTGGAAAAAAGCAAGGTTACTGTGGCGGCTACCATTGGCACAAAGAAAAGCAGAATTTTTGACTCCGATGCAAAATACAGCATCGGATTTTTTATTATAGGAGAATCTAATGGCAAAGAGTATTGAACCCGAAGTTAAGGACTGGTTTGCGCAGGCACTGAGCCAGCACAAAACTAAATATTGCATTGAGCAGGGAACGCTCAATGTCGAGATTGAAAACGCCCTCAAAGCCGCACCGTCTAAGAACGGTGGAAACGGTTACGGCAGACCGGATTTTCAGTTAATGGTAAAAGACCCAACTACACTGAAAAATATACCTGTCATGGTGGAAGCTAAGGGTACAAAAGGAAAGCTACTGAAACTCACCAAGCTTGGGGAAGTAGAGCTTACAACGGTATATCCGAAAAACTCTAAGGAGGGTGCTACCAATCCACACAAGGCAGGGGACCTTTGCTACACCACTATTCAAAACTATGCGGTAAATGGTGCTGTCTTTTATGCGCAGAACATCATCAAATATTCAAATAGCTACGACGCTGCCATTGCGGTTGGTATCAACGGCTACGATGACACAACGGAACGAAAATATCAGTGCGAAATTTACTATGTCTCCAAAGAAAATGCTTTCATTCCGAAAAAGTTGGGCGATGACATCCAGTTGCTATTCAAAGAGAATGTTTCCGCTCTGATGGAAGCTGTAAACAATGCTACCCTCACAGATGCAGAAAAAGAGCGGCTAACTAAAAGCGCAGAGACTCAAATTGACGACAATCTGAAAAAGCTCAATCAGATGATGCACGATGGGCTTCATATCGAAGCAAACTCTCGCGTTCATCTAATGGCTGGCATGATTATGGCAGGACTTGGTGTAGAAGGCAAAGTTGCCGCTCTGGAATTGTCTGACCTGCATGGCTATACTACTCCGTCCGGTCACGACGGTAAAGTGTTTATGAACCGCATTACAGACTTCTTGCGGGAGCGCGGCTTACCGGAAGAAAAACGCGAAATCGTTCTGAACAAGCTCAGTACTGTTTTCGTCAACGCACAAGGATTGTGGATGCCGGAAAACGGAGTAAGCCGTCTGAAAACTTTGTATGCAGAAGTACAGCGTACAATTTTGCCGTATGCAAGAACAAAAGGCAGCCAGTATCTTGACTTTACCGGGCGGCTTTTCAATGTTCTTACCGACTGGGTCACTATCCCGGACGGAGATAAAAATGACGTTGTCCTTACACCACGCTACATCACAAATCTGATGGCTCGTCTGTGTGAAGTGGACCGCGATAGCTATGTTTGGGACTATGCTACCGGCACGGCTGGATTCCTTGTTTCTTCTATGCGCCTGATGATTGAAGATGCGGACGCGCATATTGCGGACCTCCAAGAGCGCGAAATCAAGAAACGTGACATCCGCTGCAAGCAACTTCTTGGCATTGAGCTTCGCGATGACATTTACCTGTTGGCTGTACTGAACATGATTTTGATGGGCGATGGAAGCACAAACATTATCATGGGAGATTCCCTTAAATACGACGGAACCTATCAGCAGGGCAATATGAAAGGAAAGAAATTCCCGGCAAACAAGTTCTTGCTCAATCCGCCTTATAGCGCTCCCGGTAAAGGCTTTAACTTTGTCAAAAAGGCGCTTTCCAACATGACTACCGGAAAAGCCGCTGTGCTGATTCAGGAAAATGCCGGAAGTGGTCAGGGTCTGCCTTTTACAAAAGAAATTCTCGAAAGTAACACGCTGCTCGCCAGCATCCACTGTGCCGATATCTTCTGTGGCAAGGCAGGCGTTCAGACGGCAATTTATCTGTTTGAAGTTGGCAAGCCTCACGATGTCGATAAGGAAGTTGTCTTCATTGATATGAGCAATGACGGCTACGCACGTCAGAATCGAAAGAAAGCCTCATCCGATAAGAACCTCCAGAATAAAGACCACGCAGTAGAACGCTACAACGAAATCGTCGATATTATCCTCGATAAACGTAAGAAGACCGATTACTACCGTGAAGGACAGGAAGTCATTCGTGATACTATCTCGCTGAATGGCGATGACTGGACCTTTGCAAGCCACAAAAAGATTGATACCACTCCGACCGAGGAAGATTTCAAAGCCGTTGTCGCTGCGTATCTTTCTTACCGTGTCAAATGCCTGATGGAAAACAAGTGATTTTAGAGGTACATATATGCAGATGAAAGAATATAGAATTTCTGACCTCTTTGAAAAAGTAGAGGTGCAGAAAATCCAAGGGAAAGCCAATGATTTCCCGACAAAGAAAGATAGCATCCATACCATTCCACTGCTCACGTCCACCGGAACCAATCAAGGCTTTTCAAGATATGCAGCAGAAGAGAATTGCCCGACAATTCTCCATAACGTCATCTCTATTGCATCGAACGGCGACGCGGGTGCCACATTTTATCAAGCTGAGCCTTTTGCCGTCCTGCAGGACGCATATGCTATCCAGCTCAAAGTACGCAAAATGACAGAAGCAATCGGTTTGTACCTCGCGGCTACTATTCGCAAAGCCATCTACGACACCCACGACTGGGTAAACAAAGCTGGATGGAGCAACATCGAAGACAGCATCATCACGCTTCCATCTCTTACCCACATTGTCCCTGATTGGGCAATGATGGCGCAAATCGGGGGGGGTGGCGAGATGAATGATATCGACACCTCTATGTGGAGAGAATTCAAAGTAAAAGATGTGTTGGGAAACGCTAAACTTGGAAAATATCATAATCCAGAAACACTTCATGAGGATGCTAATGGATATTTATATATTTGTGCTTCTGCTCAAAACAACGGTGTTAACAAGCAAATGCCGCGAGTTAATGGTGAAAATCTCTCAATTACACCAAGCAAAATCATCTCTTGGGGCAAGCAGTGTCCGATGTTTACATATCATGATGAACCTTGTGTAACTGGTCAGGGAATCTATTATCTTGATATGAGCAAATATGATGAAAAAGTTTCCCTATTCATCTGCGCAGTTCTAAAAAGAGCTATCGGTAATGCATTCGGGTATACGAACTGTCTTATTGGCTCAATTTTGGATGATATTGAAATTAAACTCCCTGCTACTGAAATCAATGAGCCGGACTGGAACTATATGCAGGAGCGCATTGCCGAGTTGGAGCAGGAGCGCATTGCCGAGTTGGAGCATTATCTGATTGCCACTGGCTTGAACGACTATGAGTTGACCGAAGAAGATAAACAGATTCTGGCTACCAAGCTGACCGACGGGAGGGCATCACAAAGCTCGGAATCTGGAGGTGGTTGCTGGAAAGAAGCAAGAAAGTTCAAACTTGTTGACATTGCAAATGTAAGCTACGGCACAAAGTTTGATAAAAACAAGATGTCTCATGTATCTCCTAAAATCAATTTTGTTTCAAGAACAGCCATCAACAACGGTGTTTCTGATTGTGTAGATGAATGCGGAGTAGAGCCATTTATGGCGGGTACGATTACGCTTGCTTTAGGTGGTTCTATTGGTTCGTGCTTCATCCAAGAAAAGCCATATTATACAGGACAAAATGTGGGAGTAATTGAACTTCCAACTTTTGTAACAGACAAGGCAAAGGTTTATTTTGTTGGAGTTCTGCAAAAGGAATGTAAAGCACAATTTACCGCTTTTGCAAATGAAATCAATCGATATTTGAAAACCACGTTAAGCGTATCGCTACCGGTTACAAGTAACGGGCAACCAGATTGGGACTTTATGGACAAATACATTCACGCTATCGAAAAAGTAGCCATCGCAGATGTAGTGAAGTATAAAGATGAGACCATCGCAAATACTAAAGCAATAGTGCAGCAGCCGTCATTGTAACAAACGCAATGGCGGTTTTATTATTTGGGATTTGAAAAGCAATGACAACAGAAGATTTTATCGCTAAAGCAAAACAAATTCACGGCAACACTTATGATTATTCAAAGGTGAACTATACAAAATCTACGGTAAAGGTGGAGATTGTATGTCCGAAGCATGGCTCATTCTTCCAAATTGCTGGCAATCACATTAACCCGAAAATACGATGTGGATGCCCTTATTGCGCGGGCAGAAAACTTATAACCGGGGTCAATGACTTTGCCACTTTATACCCAGAGGTGGCATCCGAGTGGGACTATTCTAAAAACAACGTATCTCCATCGGATATATTCCCAAAAACAAATAAAAAATACTATTTTCGCTGTCCAAAAGGACATTCGTACCTGCAGTCTCCAAATAATAAAGTATCCAAGAACTATAGGTGTCCGTATTGTTCTGGACAAGCCCTACTGACCGGATACAACGACTTACAGACAGTCTATCCAGAAATCGCAAAAGAATGGGATTACTCCAAGAACGAGAAAGGTCCGTCTGACTATCGTTACGGAAGTGGCTATAAGGCATGGTGGGTATGCAATAAGTGCAGGATGTCGTATCAAAGTCCAATTAACGCCCATATCAAAGGGCACAAGTGCCCATACTGTTCTGGTCAGAAAGTTGCCACAGGAAAGAACGATTTGCAGACATTTTATCCTGAAATAGCGAAAGAATACTCAGACAAAAATAGCGTTCCAGTAAATCTAATATCAGCACGTTCGCACCATAAAGTTCTGTCAACAACCCCGCCTAAACCGGTTCGCCGGTTATAGACGGGGCTTGCGGGGCAACCCGTAAGCCCGGTTGATTAG